CATTGTCCATATTTTCGGACAACTTTTGTTTTTCATCATCGGAAATAATGATGCTTTCATTGAAGTTATCAAAGATACTGCCTGAACCTTCAATCTTACTCATAAAATCGCCAAACTTTGAACCTATATCCTCATATGACGAACCAAGGTTATCATTTGCCGACTGTAAATTAGCCTCCGCACTTGCAAGATCGTCCGTTGATTGGGTTGCATCACCGTTAGCGGCGGAAAACGCAATAATACCGGCTGTCAAGGCTGTAATACCTGTCAAGATAAGCATGGCAGGATTAAGTGACATTGCCATATTCCACGCATATTGTGCAGCTGTTGCAAGCGTGATTTCACCTGTTAATGCACCGACTGCGATTTGTTTAAGCGTTATAGTGCCAAGTGATGCAGCTTCGGCAAGGCTCTCCGCTGTTACAGATGCGGCATGTGATTTAACGAGAGCTGTGATAGACGAGATGATTTTCCAAGCTTTCCACGCCGTGATTGTTGTAGCAACAATAGGCAAGAGTATATTGAGGTTGTCGGCAATCAAGTCAATAGCTTTTGCAAGCGGTGGTATAACCACTTTTGCAATATTAGTAATAGTTTTACCGAGGTTAATCAATATGGTTTTAACTGTATTGATAGCTTTTTTAAGACCGCCATTTTCAAAGGATTTTTTGATAGTGTTAATTGCCTCTTTAACGGGGGCTTGCAGTTCTTTTGGCAGTAACTTAACTAAGTTTTTAGTTAAAGCATCAACGATACTTTTTGCCGCAGACAGTAGATCGGGAGCACGGTCACTTATGCCTTTAACCAATGTTTTTACGATGTTTATAGCCGCTTTAACAAGTTTTGATGAGTTATTTGCAATACCATTAACAAATGCCTGTAAAAATGACATAGCTGCATCAATCATCTTAGGAGCGGCTTCAACAGCTTTTGTTGCAAGCTCACCGAAAATAGAGCCAGCTTCTTCAATCATTCCCGACAAGCCACCTTCGGTAAATGCCGTGGTTAACCCATTGACATAGTTCTGAGCTTCCTTTGCGGCATCGGTCAGAGGCTCAGACATACTTTCGTATATTTCTATACCCAAGCCTTCAAGTCCTGATTTAAGAATCGTAATCTGTCCCTGCAGATTGTTCTGCATCGTATCAGCCATTTTTTGAGCTGAGCCGTCTGCATTATCAATGTTTTTAACAAGTGTATTAAAATCCTTATCACTCGCATTGATGATAGCAAGCATACCCGACATAGCCTCTTTGCCGAAGAGAGTACTTGCAGCGGCTGTCTGTTCGGTTTCTGACAGTCCGCCGAACTTTTCGCGCAATTCTTTTATTACATCAATTAACGGCAAAGTTTCACCATTTGCAT